GTCACCGTAATAGGAGATAAATTATGGCAATAACATCGGCAATATGTTCAAGTTTTAAACAAGAATTATTAGAAGGAAAGCATGACTTTCAAACTTCTGGTAATGGTGGTCATACTTTTAAAATAGCATTATTTACAAGTTCAGCATCTTTAGGTGCAGCAACAACTGACTATTCAACTTCAAACGAAATTACAAATACATCTGGATCAGCATACTCTGCTGGTGGTAAAGCATTAACAAACACAGGAGTTGGTTTAACTTCAACAACTGCGTTTACAGATTTTTCTGATATCTCATGGACATCAGCTTCATTCACTGCAAATGGTGCAATGATTTATAATACTACAACAGATGGTGGTTCAGGTACAACTGATGCTGTTTGTATTATCGCTTTTGGTTCTGATAAAACTGCAACTAACGGAACTTTCGAAATACAGTTTCCTGCAAACGATTCATCGAACGCAATCATAAGATTAGCATAGGAGTAGCCCATGTCTGGATGGGGACGATTCACCTGGGGCCAAGCCGAGTGGGGTGAGGACGAATTATTAGCTACAGGTTGGGGTGCAAAAGCCTGGGGTGCTGGAGAGTGGGGAGATCTTTCTGGTGAAGTAGTTCAGCCTACTGGTTTATCAATTACATCTACATTAAACGATTCAGTAACTATTTCAGGAAATGCAGTAGTTGCAATTTCTGGTCAACAGTTTTCATCTACGTTAGGAACAATTTCAAATGTTATAAGTGTAACTGTTGAACCTAATGGTTTAGAAATGAATGACTTGCAAGGTACAGCTCAAGCAAGTATTTCAGTTACACCATCTATTACAGGTTTGTCAGCTACAGCAGCTATTGGTGTAATAGATCCAAATGATCAAACAGTTGGATTATCTAGTTTTGAAATTACATCTACACAAGGAACAGCAGTTGCACCTAATGAAGATGTATCAGTAACAGGTCAATCAATTACTTCTACACTTGGAACACCTACAACTGTCAATGCAGTATTTATAACACCTACTGGATTTGAAATGTCAACTGCGCAAGGATCCGTGGTTGTTCCAAACGATGCAGTAGCACCAACTGGATTACAAATAGAATCTGCAATAGGTTTCGTGGTCGGTGCTGGGTCAGTCAGTATCCCTGTTACAGGTATATCTATGAGTGCTTCTATAGGTACAATTGTAGATGTTCCTGATCAAGTTATGGGATTAACAGGAGTCTCATTTAGCGCTGCTATTGGTAGTGTAGATCCTAAAGATCAAGTAGTTGGATTACCAACATTTACATTAACCGCAACTGTTGGAGAACCATTTATCATACATTATCAAGATGTTGACACTGGTTCAAATACCACTTATAACGGTGTTTCAACAGGTTCGAATACGAATTATTCTAATGTTGCAACTGGATCTAATACAAGTTATAGTGACGCTGCATAGGAGATAAAAATTTATGGCATCAACATATACACCTCTCGGTATAGAAAAAATGGCTACTGGCGAAAATGCTGGTACATGGGGAACAAAAACAAATGCAAACCTTGACCTTATCGAACAGATAACAGGTGGATTTAAACAAGTTTCAATTGCTGGTGGTGCACAAACAACTGCTTTAACAGTTGCAGATGGTGCATTAACTGGAACAGCTCAAGCAAGAATGATTGAGTTCACTGGTACTATTACAGGAAATCAAATAGTCACAATACCTTTAGATGTAGAAACTTTTTATATTTTAAAAAATGCAACAACAGGTTCTTTTACAGTAGAATTTAAATATGTATCAGGAAGTGGTAGCTCTTTTACTTTTGCAGCAACAAATAAAAAAACTTCAATTGTTTTTGCAACTGCAAATGATGGAACTAATCCAGATGTTATAGAAGTTCAAACAGGTGGAGACGTTGTTGATGATACATCACCTCAACTTGGTGGTAATTTAGATGTCAATGGTTTTGATATTGTATCTACTTCAAATGCTAATATTGATATAGTTCCTAATGGAACTGGAGATGTAACACTTCAAGCAGATACTGTACAAGTTGGAGATAGTAATGCTGATGCAACTATTACTACAAATGGAACTGGAAATTTAACATTAAATACAAATGGTGGCACTGATTCTGGAACAATTACAATCGTAGATGCTGCTAATGGTAACATTACTATTACACCAGATGGTTCAGGAAACATTGTTCTTGATGGATTAACTTTTCCAAATGCTGATGGATCAGCGGACACGTTCTTAAAAACAAACGGATCAGGTACTTTATCATTTGCTGAAGTATCAGGTGGTACATCTTGGCAAGCAGTTAAAACTTCTGGTTTTACAGCAGTAGCTGGTGAAGGATATTTTTGTAACACAACAAGTGCAGCTTTTACAGTAACGCTACCTGCATCACCAACAATTGGTGACGAAGTAGCAATAGTAGATTACGCAGGAACTTTTGATACGAATAATTTAACAGTCGGCAGAAATTCAGAAAATATTCAAGGTTCAGCAGCAGATTTAACCGTAGCAACAGAAAGAGCTGGCTTCACATTGGTCTATACTGATGGAACTCAAGGTTGGCTCCTAAAGAATAATTAGGAAGGTTGAATGACAACCTACAAAGAAATAAAAGGCCAGCTAATCAGATCGGTCAGCAGTGACCCAGCAAATCCACAGATAGGTGAAATTTGGTATAATAATACTATTGGTGTTTTGAAAGGGTATTTAAATTTAGGTGGTGCTTGGCAAAGTGGTGGTAATTTAAGTTCTGCTACAAGATCAGCAGGAGGTGCTGGAACAAAAACAGCTGGACTAATTTTTGGTGGACTTATAACAGGAACAACATCTACAGGTACAACACAAGAATATGACGGTTTAAGTTGGAATACAAGTAATCCAATGTCCTCTGGAAGACGTAATATAGCAGGTTTTGGAATTCAAACAGCGGCTGTAGCAGCAGGAGGTATTATATCTCCTGGTTCAAGATTTTCTAATGCAACTGAAGAATATGGAGGTACATCTTGGACTTCGGGCGGTAATCTAGGAAATGGAAGAGATATCTTAACTGGAGCGGGAACTCTAACAGCAGGTTTAGCTTTTGGTGGATTTGGACCACCACCTGGATCTGGTGAAGACAAAGCTTTTACAGAAGAATACAATGGAACTTCTTGGACTGGAGGTGGAGCATTAAATACAGCAGTACGTTCTAACGGTAGAGCAGGAACTCAAACGGCTGCTTTAAGTTTTGGTGGAGATAATCCTAATCCAGGAGTACAAACTCAAACAGAAGAATACGATGGTTCTACTTGGACAACAGGAGGAAATTTACCAGTTGGAAAAGAAGGTATGGCAGGTGGAGGTACTCAAACATCAGCTTTAAGTTCAGGCGGTCTTGATGCAAGTCCTACTAATTTAGCATCCACTGAACAATATAACGGAACAACTTGGACAGCAACTGGAAATTTAGCAGTTGCTAGATGGGGTTTAGCTGGAGATGGAGTCGATAACACATCAGGATTAGTGTTTGGAGGAGCAACACCTTCTTTAACTGCATCAACAGAAGAATTTACAGATCCATTAATTATAACACAAACTTTAACAACAAGCTAAAATTATGACAGACTATAAAAATATATTTGGAAAACCCGTAAAGTTTCTGGCAACAGATCCAGACAACGCGGAAGCTGAAGGACAGATTTGGTATAACAGTACCGATGGTGCTTTTAAGGATTTAATTGTTAGTGAAGCATGGTCGGCTGGTGGGAATTTATCAGTAGCAAGAAGATATTTAGCTGGTGCTGGAACTCAAACAGCAGCGTTTGGAGCGGGAGGTACATCTCCAGGTCCAACCAGAGAAAACAGGACAGAAGAGTATAATGGTTCTGGTTGGAGTAATGGTGGAAATTTAGGAACAGCAACAAATAATAAAATTGGTGCTGGAACTCAAACTGCAGGTTTAGCTTTTGGTGGATCTACAGCTTCTCCTGGACCTGCTAATCTTACGGCTGTTACAGAAGAATACGATGGATCTTCTTGGACAACAGGAGGTGCTATGGGCACTGCTAGAATTAATCACGCAGGTTGTGGTATTCAAACTGCAGGTTTAGGTTTTGGTGGATATACAACAACTAATATTGCTAACACTGAAGAATATAATGGATCATCTTGGACAGCAGGTGGAGCTTTAATTACAGCGAGACGTGGTCTTGCGGGTGCTGGTACTCAAACAGTAGGTTTAGCTTTTGGTGGATATACAACAACATATACAACATTAACTGAAGAATATGGTGGAACATCTTGGACATCGGGTGGCGTTATGAATACTGCAAGAAGTTCATTAAGTGGTTCTGGAATTCAAACATCTGCTTTAGCATTTGGTGGAAATACACCACCATTTTCTACAGTTACAGAAAAATATGATGGGTCATCTTGGACTATTACTAGTAATATGGGAACTGCTAGACAAAACCTTAGTGGAGCAGGAACTCAATCTGCAGCAATAGGTTTTGGAGGAGAATCAACAGTTAACCTTAGCAGCACAGAAGAATTTAATAGATCAGTAAACGTCATTACAGGTGCAGCTTGGGCTAGTGGTGGGAATTTTATTGATAGCAGAGCAGATTTAGATTGCGCAGGAACTCAAAATGCATCAGTAGGTGCTGGTGGATATAGCCCACCAGCAACAATGCCACTTCCTTCTGCAGAATATGATGGAGCAAGTTGGACTAGCGGACCAAACATAAATACTGGGAGATATTCTGTTGGAACTTTTGGAACTCAAACAGCTGCTGTAATGACAGGTGGTAGCGCACTTCCAACAGGAGCTAGACAAAGTGCAGTTGAAGAATATAATGGTTCGTCTTGGACTTCTGTTACTTCATTACCTGCGGCAAGAGTTGGTCACGCAAGAGGAGGTGTTGAAACTGCGGGAGCAATATTTGGAGGGAGTGAGGCTCCAGGAATTGTAGGTACTACATCAGAGTATGATGGTTCATCGTGGACATCAGGTGGAACAATGAATACTGCTAGGCAAACTTTGGCTGGAGATGGTACTTCTCAATCTAATATATTTGCTGCTGGTGGTGATACTGGTCCTAGAAATGTTGATTACGAAGAATATAATGGATCTAGTTGGACTAGTGGACCAAATATAGTTATTGCTACAAATGAAACAAAAGGATCTGGAACAACGGCAAGTTCAGTAATAATAGGTGGATCTAATCCAAACGATGCTAATAGTAATCCATTATGTCAAGCTTATGATGGTAGCTCATGGGTAACTACTGCTTCTTTAGCAACAGGTAGAAAAAACATGGGAGCTTCAGGTGGTGCAACAACTGCTTTAGCAACTGCAGGAAGAAATACTGCACCTAGTGTAACAAATGCAACAGAAGAATTTACAGGTGAAACATCAGCATTAAATATTAAAACAATAACAACTAGTTGATAATGAATACAATTAAGTATATAACAATAAATAAGGAGTAAATACTATGGCACTATTTATATATGGTACTGTTACAAACACTGGAAAAGGATTCTTTACTGCAGAAGACAGAAGAGCATTCTTTCTTAGAGGTTTTCCTGCAGACGTTTGGGTCGTTGGTAACAACGAAAAAGGCGCTTTGTGGTTAGCTGAAAAGAACGGTGTTGAAAAGACTAAAGCAGAAGCTCAGGCTCTTGTAGATGCAGAAATAACTGCTGCACAAGCTGCATGGGACGCTTTACCTGAAGCAGAAAAAACCGATATGAATCCGAGACCAACTGATATTACTCTCCCATAAAGGAATTTTATAAATGTCTGACTACGAGAGTATACGAGGTACACGGGTAAAATATTTAACTTCGGATCCGACGTTAAATTCGTCAACCGAAGGACAGGTGTGGTATAACTCGACTACAGGCACAAACAAAGCATTAGTACAGATTAAAGCAACATCTGCTTCTGGAAATTTATCTACAGCAAGACGTACTTTAGGTGGAGCAGGAACTCAAACAGCTGCATTAGCTTTTGGTGGATTTGTAACAGCTTCTTCAAATGCAACAGAAGAATATAATGGATTTAATTGGTCGACTGGTGGAAATTTAAATCAAGCTAGACAAATAGGAAATGCTTCAACAGGAACTCAAACAGCAGGATTAGGTGTTGGTGGTTATAATCCACCAGGCGCAACTAATAATGTTGAAGAATATGATGGATCTAGTTGGACTTCAGTAACAGCTTTTCCAGTTAATATATATGCTCAAGCAGGAGCGGGAATTCAAACAGCGTCTATATTATTTGGTGGTTCTGTAACACCGCCTTTTGCTAAAACAGCTGTTACACAAGAATACGATGGTTCAGCTTGGACGGCTGGAGGAAGTTTATCTTTAGCTAGAGATAATTTAGCAGGTTCTGGAACTTTAACAGCAGGTCTTGCTATCGGAGGACGTGACCCTGGAAGTGCAGTTACAGATTCTACAGAAGAATATAATGGTACATCTTGGACAGCTGGAGGAAATTTACCAGCAGCTAAAAAAGAACTAGCAACAGCTGGCACTCAAACTTTAACAGCAGCTTTTGGTGGAGAAAATCCAGGAACAACTTATTTGGACACAATAGAAGAATATGACGGTAATTCTTGGACAGCTTCTAGTGCAACTTTAGCAACCGCTAGATTGGGTATGGGATCAGGTGGTTCTACAGGAAGTGCATCTGTAATATTTGGAGGAACTACAGGAAGTAACACAGCAGCAACCGAAGAATACAACTCGAACATTAATGCATTAAACCCTGACGTATGGGCAAGTGGTGGGAATTTAGGAACAGGTAGATATGGTCACGCAGGAGCTGGAACACAAGACGCAGGCTTAGCTTTTGGTGGTGAAACACCATCAACTACAAATTTAACTGAAGAATATAATGGATCAAGTTGGACAGCTGGAGGAAATTTACCTTATGCAAAACAAAAACACGGTGGCAGTGGACTTCAAACGGCTGCGTTGTCTATTGGTGGGACACCTCTACCTCCTACAAATAATGTAGAGGAATACAATGGTTCAGCTTGGACTGCTGGAGGAAATTTAGGAACCGCTAGATACGATATAGCAGGAACTGGAATACAAAATGCTACTGTTGCTTTTGGTGGTTTACAAGATCCAGATGCTACTGAAGAATATAATGGAACAAGTTGGACTGCTGGTGGAAATATGAATACAGGAGCACGAGATCGTGGAAGAGCTGGTACACAAACAGCTGCTTTAGGTTTTAGTGGATATATCTGGCCACCTCCAGGTGGTTTTTCAAATCAAACAGAGAATTATGATGGATCAACTTGGACGATTGCTCCCGCTACTTTAAATACTGGCAGACGAGGAGGTTCTGATGGAGCAAGTGATTCAGCTGCAATTTTATTTGGAGGAGATAATGTGCCTAGTGCAACTGAACAATACAATGGTACTGTTTGGTCATCTACAGCTGCTTTAGGAGTACCTAGACAAGAATTAAAAGGTGTTGGCACAACATCTTTAGCACTTGCTTTTGGAGGAAGTAGTCCAACAACAGCTACAGAAGAATTCACTGAAGGTGTAGGTCCAATTACTACTGCTTCAACCTTGACTACTTCATAGAATAGTATATACAGTCATTAACCGAAAGGACTAAATAATGTCAGAAGAAAAAAGAAATATACATGCGTTAATAGAAAAAGAAGCACCTAGTTTAAATAATTTACTTGACCCAAATGATGTCAAGGAATTTAAAGAAATGACGGAAGAGCTTAGAGATACTTGGACCAAGAAACAAGTATTTAGAACAGAGACAGAAATGAGAATGTCTGTGTTGCAAGATGCAAAATACCCAACTAAAGCTGCAAAATATTGGCAGTGTGTTAGAGAACAAAACGTATTTTTAGAAAACTTAATGAGTCTATCATTTGATGCTAGACGTAATGAAGTTAAATTAAAAAGACTACAAGAAAAATTAAAGACAGAAGAAGATCCTTTAAAAAGAGAACTACTTCAAATAGATATTGATGAAAAGACTTATTCTGTAGCTAACATGCAACTTGTTGCTAGAGATAGAATGAGAGAAATTAAACTATGGTCAACTCTTAAAAAAGAATTTGACGATGGGTCGTTTGATACTCAAGATGTTAACAGACATCAATTAGATTCTTATCATTTAGTTATGAAAAATAAAGCAGAGACATTAACATCAGGTTCATCACAGCCTGAAGTATTTAATGTACTAGGTCAATTACAAACTATAGAAAGAGTAAAGAAATCAGGTGAAATGATTTACAATAAGAAAGAGCAGATAACTAGTGACCTTGGAGCAAAAGAAAAATAAACAACTTTTATTTTTAGTAGCACAACCTAGATCGGGTAATACTTTATTCGCAAGTATTATGAATCAAAATCCTGAGATAGCGGCTACACCTAACTCTATAACATTAGAGATAATGAAAGATTTGTTCTTATTAAAGAATACGGATGTATTTTTAAATTACCCAGATCATAAATCTTTAGATAATGTATTAGATTCTGTGTACGATGTTTATTATAAAGATTGGCCACAACGTATTATTATTGATCGTGGTCCTGTTATGACACCTGGTAATTTTCAATTGATGCAAAAACATTACAAACGACCATTTAAGTGTGTTGTATTACTTAGAGATTTAATGGATGTATTAGCTTCTTATATGCAATGGTATACAGAAAATCCTGATGCTTTTCCTAACAGATATAATCTTAAAAACGATGATGAAAAATTAGCAATGATTATGAATAAAGATGGTGCAGTTGCAAAAGATTTAGAAGCTATAAAAAATTCATATAATTATAAAGATATCTGTCATTATGTAAAGTACGATGACATGGTTACAAATCCAGAACAAGAGTTTAGAAAAATATATGAGTTTATGGGCGAACCTTATTTCAACCATAGATTCGATAATGTAGATCAAGTCAATGTAAATGGTTTATCTTATGATGATAAAATAGTTGGTAGTAATATGCATAAATTATTTGATGGACCTGTTAGAAAAGTATACAACCCTTACATAGAAAAAATTCCAGAAAGGATAAGACAGAAATATGGACACATCAGATTTTAGTTTTGTATTTTTAGGTCAATCAGTATTAAAGTATCAAGTACCTCTTGATGTATATAATATAATTAATCATATCTATGAAACAAAATATCCTGAATTAAAACCTGCTAATAAACAATTAGTTGGTAAGATTGAAAAAGAACATAGTCTATTTTATAATGGTGAAGATAGTTCAAAGATGACTAAACATAATCATTTACCACAAAACGTATTACAATGGTTTGAACAAAAGTTTAGACACTATCTAGAATGGAATAAGATAAAACAATATGATTTACACTTTAATTCTATTTGGGTTAACACAATGTTTCAACATGAATACAATCCAGTGCACGTGCACCAAGGATCATTGTTTACAGGTTTATCTTCTGTTATGGTTTTAAAATTACCTGAGTCTTATGGTGTAGAATATTCTGCAGCGGATCAACCACAGAATGGTAAACTACAAATACTAGGTTCATCTAATGGTCATTTTGCTAGTATAGATTATCAACCAAACATTAAAGAAAGAGACTTTTACATATTTCCATATGACATGAGACATTGTGTTTATCCTTTTAATGGCCCAGGTATGAGACGAACACTTGCTGCAAATATGGATGTGCAGTATGACCCAATTAGAAATAGAGGAGTAAGTTAATGTACGAAAATAGACACATCACAGAACCCAAATGGAAAAGTTGGATAGTTCAAACAACGACACCATTGTTTACACCAGACCAATGTAGACAGATTATAGAATGTGGTAGACGTCAAAAACCACAACAAGCACAAGTTGGTATGGGTAAACCAGGCGGTGGCACAGATACTAAAAAAAGAGTTACAACAATTTCTTGGATACCATTTAAAGAAATGGAACCCATGTATCGTGATCTTAATAACTTTATACAAAAAGCAAATGAAAATCATTTTGGTTTTGGAGATATACAGGTAACAGAGAATGCACAGTTTACAGAATACCCAGAAGGAGGATTCTATGATTGGCATATGGATTGTGATGTGAACATGCAACATGAACCACCTGTAAGAAAAATATCCATGACATTATTATTGAATGATCCATCAGAGTTTGAAGGAGGGGACCTTGAACTAATGGCACCAGGTAAATTTGCAGAACTTAAACAAGGTCATGCAATTATATTTGCATCATTTTTAAATCACAGAGTTAATCCAGTAACTAAAGGAATGAGACAATCTTTAGTTTGTTGGTTTGGAGGTAAACCATTTAGATGATTAAGGAACAATTTTTTCCAACAACTGTATACGGTAAAGATATAAAACTCAATAACCAAGAGCTAGCGAATCATATTGTTAATTGGAGTAAACAAGATCAAGGTGTAAAAAAAACAAATATGAATGGTTGGCACTCAACAACCGATATGCATTTAAAACCTGAGTATCAATCTTTGGTTCAAGAATTATATAGAATGCAAGAAGAAGTATATCAAGAAGAGTGGTTAGATCGTAGACCAAAGTTGGGTAATATGTGGGCTAACATAAATTATCCTGGTGGATATAATAGACCTCATATACATCCCAATTGCTTATTTAGTGGTGTGTATTATGTAAAAGGTAATAAAGAATCAGGAACTCTTGCGATCAATGATCCAAGACCAGGTATTCAAACGATGATGCCTTCAAGAAAACCAGGACAACCACCAAAACATTTATGGAGAGAAGCACATTTAGAACCAGTACCAGGAAGAATTATAATGTTTCCTGCTTGGTTATGGCATTGTGTTGAACCAAACAAAACAAATGATATAAGAATATCAGTGAGTTTTAATTTTATACAAGATGGCTTTCAATAAATATCAAGTAATTAAAAAAGCAGTTAACTACGAATTAGCTAATTTTATTTTTAATTATTTCTTACTTAAACGTGATGCCGTATCTTGGATGTATCAAAACAATATTACTTACGACACAGGTTTATTGGGGACATGGACAGATCAACAGATTCCAAACACTTATTCTCATTATGCTGATCCTGTGATGGAGACTTTGTTAGTGAAAGTATTACCAGTAATGCAACAAGAAACAGGCTTAGATTTAATTCCAACTTATTCATATGCTAGACTATATAAGCATGGAGATGAATTAAAAAGACATAAAGATAGACCTAGTTGTGAGATATCCACCACCATCAATCTAGGAGGCGATCCTTGGCCTATTTTTATAGATGGTACAGGTGCAGATAGTGTTATTGATGAATACAAGAATATACATAAACCAAACGCTCCAGAGGGTACTAAAGTCTTGCTTGAAGTAGGTGATATGTTAGTATATAGTGGTTGCGAACTCGAACATTGGCGAGAGCCATTTGAAGGTCAGGTTTGTGGTCAAGTATTTTTACATTATAACCACAGAAATGGTCCGTTCGCTGAAAAAAATAAGTTTGATAAACGACCATTATTAGGTGTTCCACCAATAAGGAATATGTAATACAATGAGGTTATATGCTACAAAAAATAGGTTTTCAACCAGGATTCAATAAACAGATTACAGAAACCACAGCTGAAGGACAATGGGTTGATGGGGATAATGTGCGTTTTAGATATGGTACACCTGAAAAGATAGGTGGTTGGGCACAGTTAGGTGAGTCTAAACTTACAGGAGCTGCAAGAGCTTTACATCATTTAGTCAATAAATCAGGCAACAAGTTTGCAATCATAGGTACAAACAGAATTTTATATGCTTACACAGGTGGTGTATTTTATGACATTCATCCTATTAAAACTACAACAACATTAACAAATGCATTTAGTACAACGAATGGTTCACCAACGGTTACTTTAACATTCAGCACGGATCATGGAATACAAGAAAATGATATTATTCTTTTAGATAATTTTACAGCAATTACAGGATCTGATTACACAGCCGCAGATTTTGATGATAAAAAATTTATGGTAACATCAGTTCCTACATCTACTACTTTAACTATTACAATGCCTTCTAATGAAACAGGATCAGGTGCAACTTTATCTGGTGGCATTAGGGTTCAGCATTATTATCCAGTAGGACCTGCAGAACAATTACCTGGTTTTGGTTGGGGACTAGCTTCTTGGGGTGGAACTGTAACAGGTGAAGCAACAACTACTTTAAATGGTGCTATCAATGATGTTACAACAACCATTATATTAACAGACGCATCTTTGTTTCCAACTTCAGGTACAAACTTTGTACAGATAGGTTCAGAAGAAATTTCATACACAGGTATATCAGGTAATACTTTAACAGGAGTTACAAGAGGTGTTAGAAACACAACAGCAGCTTCTCATTCAAATGGTGCAACAGTAACTAATAGTTCAGATTATATTGCATGGGGTGAAGCAGCATCTGGTGACTTAGTTGTTGATCCAGGTTTATGGTCTATTGATAACTTTGGTGATAAAGTAATTGCACTAATTCATAATGCACAATGTTTTGAATGGGACTCTAATGCAACAAACGCTGTAACCAATAGAGCAACTATTATTGTAGGTGCACCGACAGCATCACGAGATATGTTAGTATCAACACCTGATAGACACTTAGTATTTTTTGGAACAGAATTAACTATTGGTGATCCAACTACACAAGATGAAATGTTTATTAGATTTTCAAACCAAGAAGATATTAATACTTATCAACCAACAGCGGTTAACACAGCAGGTACACAAAGACTTGCAGATGGATCTAAAATTGTAGGTGCGGTTAGAGGTAGAGATGCAATTTACGTTTGGACCGATACGTCTTTATTTACTATGAGATTTATTGGTCAACCATTTACATTTGGTTTTCAACAAGTAGGAACAAACTGTGGTTTGATTGGACAGAACGCTGCATTAGAAGTTGATGGTGCTGCGTATTGGTTTTCAGAAAACGGTTTCTTTAAATACTCTGGTAATCTTGAGACCATGATTTGTTTAGTAGAAGACTTTGTTTACGATGATTTAAATACAACAGCTAATCAATTAATTAATGTTGGATTAAATAATTTGTTTGGTGAGATTACTTGGTTCTATTGTACAGAAAGTTCAACTGTAATTAATAGATGTGTAACTTACAATTACATGGACTCAACACCACAAAGACCGGTATGGACAACAGGAACCTTGGCCCGTGGAACATGGCAAGATTCTTCTGTGTTTGGTTTACCACATGCAACATATTTTAATGCAGACGATGATACATCATTTGATGTAGTTGGTAATACTGAAGGTAGTACAATATACTTTGAACACGAAAAAGGAACCGATGAGGCATTAGCAAGTGGTGTAAATGCAATTACATCTAACATTGAATCAGGAGACTTTGATATAACACAATCAAGATCATCTACTGGACAACAAACAGGTGTTGCAACATTTAGAGGAGATGGTGAATTTATTATGAAGATTAGAAGATTTATACCTGACTTCTTATCTCAAACAGGAAATACACAAGTAACTCTACAACTTAGAAATTACCCAAACAGCTCTCAAGCAAGTTCACCTCTTGGTCCATTTACAATAACAAGTTCTACTGAGAAAGTAGACACTCGTGCGAGAGCAAGAGCTATGTCTTTGAAGATAGCTAATACAGCAGCTAATCAAAGTTGGAAACTTGGTACATTTAGATTAGACACACAACCGGATGGACGTAGATAATGGCTAAAGTAACAGTAGTATTTACAAGACCAGGAAAAGAATATAAACAACAAGATGCTGATTCTTTAGTTAGAGATTTAGACGGATTGATTGAAAAATTAAACTCTACATTTCAACAAGATTTAAGAGATGAATCACAAAGATTTACTTGGTATATGAGTAATGGAGATGGAGCATAATGGCTAATAGATATAAAAATGCACAGTTTGATTTAACTACAACGGATGCTACAGATATTTATACTGTACCCTCTGAGTCTAGAGCAATTGTTCAAAATATACACATGGCAAATATAGGTGCAGGTAACGTTGTAGTTCATGCACATATTTATGATAGTTCTGCAACTAAACAATTTACATTTGCAAAACATACTATTGCTGCAAATGAATCACAGTCTATGGCTGATGGTACAGTTATATTAGAAGAAAATGATGTATTAAGAGTACAAGCTGCTAGCGCTGATGAAATAGAAGGCACAGCATCAATACTAGAATTTGACAGAACATAGGAGGAAAATGCAAGTCATAAAACCAGAGAAAATAATAGAAACAATTAGTAACTTAAAGACAGGTAAGGTGTACAAAAACGATGAAGAATGGAAGGCTGAAGGGGTGCCTGAAGAAGACATCAGAAGAGATGTAAAAGTCATCATGCCTAGTCTTGATTTATTTGGAGAAACAAAATAAGATAGGAGATTATGCCAATATCTAGAGGACAAATGGAACGACAGTTAAGAATGGGAGGTGGAATTATGCAAGTTGCACCTAGACAAGGAGCACTATTAGGTGGTCTTAAAAAAGCTGTTAAAGGTGTTGCTAAAGGTATTGGTAGTTTTTTAAAATCAGATTTTGGTAAAGCTGCATTATTAGGTGTGGGAGCTTTTGGATTACCAAAGATAGGAACTCTTTTTCAAGGTATGCCGGGTTTATTAACTGGTAATGTTCCACAATTAGGACTTAAAGAATTATTAACTAAAAAAGCAGCTGATGTAACTCTTGGAGATACATTAAAAGTTGGTGCTATGGGAACAATTTTAGGTGGAGTGTTGTCAACATTAGACCCACAAGAGGAAGAAGAAATTGTACAAAAAAGAAATTTAGGAGCTTTAAAAAGTAAATTAACTAAAGCTTATCAAGACTTAAATTACGATCCAGCAGAGATACCAGCCCTTGTAGCTAATGACATGTCTGAATATACAACAGGAGCTGGTGGTTATGCAGAAGGTGGTAGAATAGGTTATGCTATGGGAGACACTGCAGAACAGAACGCGATGCAGGCATCAGGCATCATGGATCTACCATTGAACGAAAACCCTGCAGGTATTACAGAGCTAGATTTACGAGAAAGTGGTGGATTTATTCCTCCAGTTGGTGTAAAAGAAAAGGCTGACGACATCCCTGCGATGCTTTCAAATAACGAATTTGTATTTACAGCTGATGCTGTAAGAGGAATGGGTGACGGTAATGTCAACTTAGGTGCACAACGTATGTATGACATGATGAAAAAATTAGAAAACGGAGGAAGAGTCTAATGGCTACAGAAACAATCACACAGATACAACAACCACCAGAATTTATAGAAGCGGCCGCAAAGCCATATATTACAGAATTACAACAAGCTGTAGGTGGTTTTAAAGGTGCTGATTTATCTAAAATTTATGGACCACAATTTGTAGCTAAACAGGATCCTCTTCAATCTCAAGCAATTTCTGTTGCAACAGCACAAGATGGATTAGGATCTTTTAGACCTTTTTTACAAACAGCAGCAACAGAAGCTCAACAAGCAGGTCAGTTTGTTGGACCACAAGCTTATCAACAATTTATGTCTCCATTTCAAAAAGATGTTATTGGAGCTACATTATCTGAATTTGATAGACAAGCACAAAGAGGATTAACTAGTATTGCAGATCAAGCATTAGCTGCTGGAGCTTTTGGTGGTGGTAGAGAAGGTGTACAAAGAGCCGAGTATCAAGCGGCATCAGATAGAAACAGAGCTGCACTACAAGCACAATTATTACAACAAGGTTTTGGTCAAGCACAACAATTAGCAGGACAAGCTTTTGGTCAACAACAAGCTTTATCTCAACAACAACAAGCTTTAGCCGGACTATCACCAGCTTTAGTAGGTCAACAAGTTGCTGGATTACAAACTTTAGGTGGAGGATTACAAGCACAAAGACAAGCTGAACTAGGTGCACAACAACAACTAGCTCAACAACAATTATCACAACCATTAACTGCGGCACAGACTTTAGGATCAGGCATCATGGGTCTAATCTCAGGATACCCTGGAGGAACACAAGTAACACAACAACCTGCACCAAGTGCTTTACAATCTGCATTAGGTTTAGGTGCAACACTTGCAGGTATCTATAGCGGAACTAGGCCACGAGGAGCGTAATGAGAACTCTAAGAAGACCAATGTTTAGAAAAGGCGGTGAAGTTGGTGGTGGTATCATGACCGGTGTCATGAGAGAAAACTATGATGACGGAACACCTAGACCTTCTGAAAGAATTACAAAAGTTCTTGAACAATTTTCTGAACCTGCTTTCGATCCAATATCACAATTACTAATACAAGGTGGTCTAAATACAATGTCACAAACTGGTGGCGGTGGATTACTAGGTAATGTAGCAAAAGCTTTTCAAGAACCTACAGGTCAATTTTTTAAAGACATGAGTAAAAGAAAAGCTGCTCAAAGAGACATAGCACTTGAAGGTGTAATTGCAGATATAGGTCAAGAACAAAAAGATGCAGAAAATATATTAAAAAGAGAGATAGCTGATTTAGAAATACAATTCAAAACATCTGAAGGTGACAAAGATAGACAAAATAAAATTAATATTGAACTAGAAAAAAGAAAAACAAAATTAGCTGAATTACAGTTTAAAAAGGATAATCCAGAAGTATCTGATCTTAGAACAGATCAAGTAAGACCTGCATTTGAAAACGTAGTAAATACATTAACAACAACATACGTAGATAGTAAAAACCCTGCAGTAAAAGCAAATCCAAACCAAACAGCTTTTAACGTAACTAAATTTAGAAGAGAAGCAAAACCTGAAGTTTTATCTAAATACAAAGGATTTAAACCATACACATTTGATAACAAAGGTAATATCATACCTTTACCTACAGATAGATATCAACCGGGTGATATTATATATGACCCACTATCTTCAGACTTTTTAATTTTTGATAATGCAGGTGGCACATACAAACTAAATCCATTGACGTTTGAAATAGAGGAGGATTAAACTATGGCTACTTTAAGCCTAGACGATCCAAGATTTCAACCCTTAACTCCTGAAGAAGAGGAGAAAAGAAAGAAACAAAAAAAGATCACAGAAGAAAATAAACAAGACCTTGTCAAAGCAGGCACAGATGAGACTGATATTGAATTACCTGCAGAAGATAATAGTGAAGTAAGTGGACTTACATCTTTTGCAGCTGGAGTTGTATCAGGTGCAATAAAAATACCAGAAGGTGTAGTATCCATAACAGCAGAGCTAATGGATTTAGGCGCTGGTCAATTATTGGGTTTACCTTCTACAAAAGATTCATCCATCAGTGCAGTTGCAGAAGTAGAACAATTCTTTGACAAAATAAATCCATTTGAAGAATTAGCAGAACAAAGAGCTGCTGGTAAAATATCAGAAGCATTAACTCAATTAGTAGGTTTTGGTACGGCGGGTGGTAAACTTGCTATAAAGGGAGTAGAAAGTGCAGCTCAAAGATTAGCAAAAAAAGCAGTAAATGCAAAGAAAGCCGGTAAATACGTTAATCCAAAAAATCCTAATTTAAAAAAAGGTATGAAGAAAGCAGACTCATTAAACAAACTAACAGGTGCAAAAAGATTTGGTGTTATGTCTGTTGGTGGTGGTCTTGGTGAAGTGTTTGTGGTTGACAATGAAAAGATAGGAACATTTGGAGATTTATTTGAAGCGGGACCTACAGAGTTAGATAGAGAACAATCCACTGACGTAGCAGAGGACGCATCAAGAAGATTATTAAACAGAGTTAGATTTGGATCAGAGTCTGTACTGCTTGCACCTTTTGTATATGGTGTAGGTGCAAGTGCAAAAGCATTAGCAAAAAGAGGAAAAGAATTAGCATATAGTAGTTCTAGATTAGAACGAGCTTTAGATAAACTTGCATCTATTTTTAGATTTAGAGGTACTAAACCAGAGGAGATTGCAACAGCAAAGCAACAACAAAAAGCAAGATCGATGAGAGATACTAACTTTGCAGAAGAAAAAGTAGCATTGATAGACAGAGAGATAGATAAAGTATTTCCTGAATATAGAAAGTTTTTTAATGCTTCTTCTAATGAAGAAAGAAAACAATTTTTAAAATTATTAGACGACACATTGTTTGAAGGTGATTTAACAAAACCTTTAGATACAAAATTAAAAAAAGATGTTTTAACAACTGTTATAAAAAGAATGGGTAAACAAGAAGGTGCAATAACAGGTAACAAAATTTTAGAT